TATCAATTACGCTCTGTAGAAGTAACAGGTAATTTTACTTGGTACGGTTACAACGTAAAACTTTTAAGAAAAGTAGATAATGTAGATCTGTATCAACAAGCTAAAGCTTTTCACACTTCAATTAAAAGTGGACAAGGTAAAGCTGCTGAGAAAGACGACACAAACTTCTAAGTTTCACCAAAGGTGAATATAGGGGCGGCAGCGGGAGACTTAAACCGCCCCGTTTAAAGGGATGTATGATAGATGAATTTATAAAATTATTTTCTGGACTCCAAGAAAACTTTGGCAAAGCTGATATGTCCAAAGCGGAGTTTGATAAAGAAAGAAATAAAGTTAAGCCACCCTACGCATGGGCTCAACAATCAGTCACTCCTTTCCATTATAAAAAACATTTAGAGGGCACCATATCAATAGGAATTCAACCTTGTACCAAAGAGGGTAAAGTATCTTTTGGATGCATTGATGTTGACGCTAAAAACTATAAAGATTTTAACATACCACTTTTACTCTCTTACATAGAAAAATATAAGTTACCTTTAATCCCATGCCGATCCAAAAGTGGAGGGTTACATATTTATTTATTTTTAAAAGAAAGGATAGATGCACAAACTATGCGAGATTCATTAGCTTCCTTACTTTTACCACTCGAACTACCAAGAACCACTGAAATTTATCCTAAACAAGTAGAACTCGAACCAGATGAAAATGGAAATTTGTCAGGAAATTTTATTAATCTTCCTTATCAAAAGGAAAAAGAAACAACTCGTTATGCGCTCGACAAAGACAATAACCCTTTATCTCTAGAACAATTTATTAAAATAGCTACAGAATCTAAATTAAATCCCAGTGAATTAAGCCAACTCATCACCCGATGTGAAGAGGAAGTTTTAAAAGGAGGAGACCCTGAATTTGAAGATGGACCTTGTTGTTTACAACGCCTATCTAAAACTAAATTAGGAGATGGTCGAGATCGTTTTATGTATAACTATATGGTTTTTGCCAAGAAAAAATATAAAGACCAATGGCCTGATAAAGTTAATGAAGCCAATAAATATTTTACAAAACCTTGGTCTCTCAAAGAAATTAATGACAAAATTAAAGCATGGAGTAAAGACACTGCGGGACATACCTGTACCGATGAAATTTTAGAACCCAAATGCATGAAACATGTTTGCGTTAAAAGAAAATTTGGAATTAAATCAGACATTAATTCTATTTTTCCTCTTATTTCTGGTTTACAAAAGATTATGAGTACAACTCCTCGTCTACGATTCATGGTAGAAAAACCAGACGGAAAACCCGTTCAATGCGAAGCCTCTAGTCCTGGAATGTTTACAACTCAAAAATTTCTTTTAGATTTAATTTGGTTACAAGCTGATTTTTATCCTGATCCTTTATCTCCTAAACAGTTTAGAGCTTTTCTTAATCAAGTCTCAAAAAATTGTGTCACTATTCATCCGGCTGCAGGAACTGATATTAAAGATCAATTATATCAGCATCTTTACACCTACTGTGTTAATTCAACCCAAGCTAAAACCAAAAGTGATATTAGAGGAGGATTGTGTTGGACTGAAGGAGGATTTCATTATTTTATTTTTTCTTCCTTCTTTGAAACGTTGCCTACCAAATGGAAACTAGATGCACGGGATACCGGAATTATCATGAAGCAAGAATTAGGAGCGGAAGATGATGTCTCTTATAATATAAATAATAAAACTCAAAAAGTTTGGCGTCTTAAACAAATGAAAATTGATCAAATCGAATATAAAAAACCTGATCGAAAGGAGCCTAACTATTAATGAATTATAAAGTGGTAGGTCCTCCCGGCACAGGTAAAACACAAACTCTATTAAATAAAGTAATGGAGTACAAAGAAGCAGGAACTCCTCTTGACCGTATCGGTTACTTTGCTTTTACTAGGAAAGCGGCTTACGAAGCCAGGAATAGGCTTCTAGAAACTTATTTATTTTTAGAAAAGAAAGATGTTAAACACTTTAGAACATTGCATTCTTTCGCTTTCAAATATCTTGGACTTCAAGAACAAAATGTTATGCAAGAAGAACATTATAAAACTATTGGAGAAGAATGTGGATTAAGAATTAAATATGCTACCTATGAAAAAAATGAATTTAATGGAATCTTTACTTCCAATAGTGAATATTTAAGCTTAATTAATTTAGCCACAGTAAGAAATATGAGTGTACTAGATCAATTAGATCGTAATGAACATCTTGGAAAAATTGAAAGAGATAAAATTCAAGTGGTTGCTAAACATATTGAAGACTACAAAAATACTTACAAACTCATTGATTATAATGACATGCTTAATCAATTTATAGATCAAATTCAATTACCCAACGCTAAGGTCCCTCAGTTTGATGTTATTTTTATTGACGAAGCTCAAGATCTTTCATTGTTACAATGGAAAATGATTACCGCTTTAGAACCGCATACCAAAGACATTTATGTTGCAGGAGATGATGACCAAGCCATCTTTGGTTGGGCTGGCGCTGATGTTGATTCTTTCATTAAATTTGACGCCATTGAAATACCACTTAAACAATCTAAACGAGTTCCTCGTACCATCCATGGCCGAGCTCTTCAACGATTAGATAATATTAAATTAGGAAGAATAGAAAAACCTTGGAACACTCCTACTGCGGAAGACGGTAGTATTAAAACTTATTTCTCTATTGATCCCATCGATCTTTCAAAAGGAGATTGGTATATCTTAGCTCGAACTAATGATTTATTAAAACCTATTCTTAAAGATTTAAGAAGACGCGGAATTTATTTTGAGACTAAAGATGGAAGAAGTATGAATGAATCTCTTTATCGCGACATCTTAAACTGGGAAGCATGGAAAAAAGATAAAGAACTTACTACTATTGAAGTTCAAAGATTATTAGAAAGGTTTAATAAAAAATTAAAAGAGACTGAAGATAAATTATTTAAATTAAATGATTTAAAAAAAGAATATAAATTAAATCCCAAGCTTCCATGGTATGATGCATTCACTGCAGTCACCCCAAACACTAAAACCTATATCAGAACCATGCGAAGTAATGGAGAAGATTTGCGTCTTAAACCAAGAATCAAGGTGCTAACCCTCCATAGTTCAAAAGGAGGAGAAGCAACGAATGTTATTATTCTTCAAAATCAAACCCGCAACACTATAAAAGGAGCAACGAAAACTATTATGAAACAAGATGAAGAACAAAGAGTTTGGTACGTCGGTCTGACTCGATGTAGCAAAAATTTATTTTTAATTCGATGTAAAGACAGAAGCAAGGAGTTTAAAATATGAACCCCTATGAAAAACAAATTGGAGGATCCCATTACAAGGACATGAAAATTCAGCCCAGTAAATTTATTAATGATAATAAATTGCTTTTTGCAGAAGGAAATGCTATTAAATATATCTGCAGGCACGCGCATAAAGGAGAAGTACAAGATTTGGAAAAAGCAAAACATTACATTGATATGATTATTGAGAGGGATTATTCTTAATGCAAATTCCTTTATTTAAACCTCAAACCGAATGGGTTAAACCCGAAAAATTTCCAGACTTAACAAACCGTCAAGAAGTGGCTATTGATTTAGAAACTTCAGATCCTGATTTAAAAACAAGAGGATCAGGATCCGTTATTGGAAATGGAAAAGTGGTTGGGGTTGCTGTCGCCACTGAAGGCTATCAAGGATACTTTCCTTTTGATCATGAAGGTGGAGGCAACCTTCAAAAAAAGAAGGTAATTCAATGGCTTAGAGATCTTTGTAAATCTTCTTCACTAAAAATTTTTCATAATTCCATGTATGATGTTTGTTGGCTGCGTGCTATGGGAATAGAAATTAAAGGGGACATTGTCGACACTATGACCGCAGCATCTTTAATTAATGAAAATAGAATGCGTTATGATTTAAATAGTTTAGGACGTGAGTATGTTGGATATGGAAAAGATGAAGCCGCTTTAATTGCTGGTGCTAAAGAATGGGGAATAGATCCTAAAGCTGATATGTGGAGACTACCAGCAATGTATGTAGGAAATTATGCAGAACGGGACGCTGAAGTCACGTATCAGTTATGGAGAAAATTAAAACAAGAATTAAGCAACCAGGATCTAGAATCTATCTTTGAATTAGAATCAGATTTATTTCCTTGTCTCGTTGAAATGAAGTTTAAGGGCGTCCGAGTAGACGTCCAAAAAGCACATGTATTGAAGAAAAAATTACTAGAAGAAGAAAAGCAACTGCTGCAAGAAATAAAAAAAGAAACACAGATAGAGCCTCAAATATGGGCAGCACGATCGATTGCCAAAGTTTTTGACAAATTAAAATTACCATACGAAAGAACTCTAAAAACAAGTGCACCATCATTCACCAAAAATTTTTTACAAGAACATTCTCATCCTTTAGTTAAGAAAATAGCAAAAGCTAGAGAGATTAACAAGGCACATACTACTTTTATTGATACTATTATTAAACATGAACATAAAGGTAGAATCCATGCAGACATTAATCAAATAAGATCTGATCAAGGAGGAACAGTTACCGGCAGATTTTCTTATTCTAATCCAAATTTACAACAGATTCCCGCACGTAATAAAGATCTCGGACCAATGATTAGATCCCTTTTCATCCCTGAAGATAAATGTGTGTGGGGGTGCTTTGATTATAATCAACAAGAACCAAGGTTGGTTGTACATTATGCATCACTTCAGCAGTTGCCTTCGGCTTTCACTGTCGTGGACGCTTATAAAGAAGGCAATGCTGACTTTCATCGTATTGTAGCTGACATGGCACAAATTCCTAGAACTCAAGCGAAAGTAATTAATCTAGGATTATTTTATGGAATGGGAAAAGCAAAACTTCAAGCAGAATTAGGAGTTAGTAAAGAAAAAGCGGAGGAGCTTTTTACAACCTATCATTCTAGAGTTCCTTTCGTTAAACAATTAATGAATGCTGTATCTCAACGAGCACAACAACGCGGACAAATTAGAACATTACTCGGAAGACTTTGTAGGTTTCATTTATGGGAACCAAATTATTTTGGAATTCATAAAGCTCTTCCACACGAACAAGCTATACTTGAACATGGTCCAGGTATTAAAAGAGCCTTTACTTACAAATCTTTAAATAAATTAATACAAGGATCCGCAGCAGATATGACAAAAAAATCAATGCTAGAATTGTATAAAGAAGGTATAGTAGCACATATTCAAATTCATGATGAACTTGATTTATC